TCTCTGGCTGATTACGATTGGGCTGATCTTGTTGACAATATGGACGTCAAGAAGGTTCTAACTGATCCGGCCAGTAACTACGCAATCAATGCCAAGAATGCAATGAACAGAGCAATGGACGATGAAATAATCTCCTGCGCTTTGGCTACCTGCTACGGCGGCGTTGACGGTTCCACTTCCTATGCCTTTGATAGTTCCTACAACGTGGTTGCGGCTGCATCGGCAGGTCTTACTGTTGCGAAACTGCGATCAGCAAAGGCGATACTTGACGGCAATGAGGTTGATGATGATGATCGTTTCTGTATTGTAGGGTCTAAGCAGTTGAGCGATCTTCTGTCAATCACAGAGGTCACAAGTTCCGACTTTAATACCATAAAGGCATTGGTAGCCGGGCAGGTTGACACTTTCCTCGGGTTCAAGTTTGTCCGGTCGGAAAGGCTGACTCTATCCAGCACCACTCGTAAATGCCTTGCGGGGCAGAAAAACAGCGTGCTGTTGGCAATCGGCCTGGATGTGATCACCGATGTCGGCCCGCGCCGCGATAAGAACATGGCAACTCAGGTATATCTTGGCATGTCCATCGGTGCAACACGCATGGATGAAGACGGTTTAGTCGAGATTGACTGTATTGAGTCGTAACAATTAACTGGCGGGTGTAAAAGCCCGCCATACATTAACGCATACGGAGGTTTTGGATTATGGATGCTTACGGAGCAAATTCAACAAAATTTAATGCCGCTTCTCCCGCCTATTATCTCGGCGCTGAATGGGGTGGTAAGTTAAGGGCAATGCACGACAGTTACACTTTCGCGTCAGCGATTGCCGGGCTGACCCTTCAGGTCGGCGTATTAAAACCGGGCGAGGTTTATGTTGACGGGTTTATTAAGTCGGCTGATCTTGGTTCAGCCACGACTTTAATTATGGGTGAAAAAGGCGACACTGATCGTTTCCTTGCGGCAACTGTGTTCACCACAGCAGGGCAACGGACGGCTTGCGATAAGGTCGAGGGGCTGGGTTTCAAAAACGACACAACGGCAGACATTCCTATCTATATTACTGTCGGTGTGGAGACGGCAAATGGGGCTATTGAAGTTGTTATCTTCAAGGCTTGCCCGAATTAACAACAATTTAACAGGACGGGGGGAGGCAACTCTCCCCGATTTTTAACATGATCGAGTTACATAAAAAAGAGAAAGCCAAATATGACCGGATGCACCAGATTGCCGGATACAGTCCGGGGCCGGGGCTGTCTTATGTCAGTAATGCGCTTAGATATATCAAACAGGGCGACTCGATCATTGATTTTGGATGCGGTACAGGCGATGCGGCGCAGGCTTTTATTGATCTGGGGCATGATGTCCATGCAGTTGATATATCAGCCAAGGGGTTACATCATGAACTTGGAGAGAAGTATTTTCAATCCTCGCTTCACGACTTACCAAAGGAATTGCCTCCGGCAAAGTGGGGTTTTTGTGTTGATGTTATGGAGCATGTGCCGACGCCATGGGTTGAATTGGTATTGTCGCAGATGTCCGTAAAGGTTGAGAACTGTTTTTTCTCAATACGCGGAGCACCTGATAGTTGGGGAGCAAAGATAAGTGACGTTCTGCACTTGACCGTCATGCCGGGTGATTGGTGGGTTTATAAAATAAGCGGACACTGGAATGATGTGCGGTGGGTAAATACCAACTCAACATCTTACGAAATAGTGGCAAAAGGGGCGAAACGTGACTGATGTTCCTATCTGGGAAAGCAACGGCATAAGAGGCAGAGGTGAGAAGGCTCCCGCCTGTGCTGGTAATTTTAAAGGCACGGCGGTTGTTCTCGGATCAGCGCGGTGTATATGGGATGATTGCGCCAAGATAGACTTCACCAAGGTTGAGGTCATTGCCATTAACAACATGATTATGCACCACAAAGGCAGGGTTCATCATGGCGTGTCATTACACCCGGAAGAGCCGCCATTATGGAGACAACTCCGCTGGACGAATCAATGCGAGGAAAGTCATGTCCTAACACATAGTCACCGACTGCCGGAAAACAACGACGATCTTTCACCTTATGACTTTAAAACAAGATGCGGCCTTGATTACCTTTGGGAGGTTGAAGGCGGCAGGGGTGGCAGCTCTGGGCTGTTTGCGGCCATGGTTGGATTGGCTTTGGGTTATAACAAGATTATTCTCGCCGGGGTTCCTATTGACGGTACAGGGCATTTCTTTGATCCTCCGGGGAAAGTGGTTAATCAGTTCCTAGGCACAAACATTAAAGAAGAATGGGGCAATGCAAACCGCAATTATTTTAAAGGCCGCGTGAAGTCTTTATCTGGCCGTACGCGGGAGTGGTTAGGCGAATATTAGGGGGAAAAAATGATAACAAAATCATTCACAGGGTTAGCAATAATAGAAGACGCTGAGGCAGCAAGAGACGCGGCGCAAACAGCCCAAGGATTAGCTGAACACGCGCAAGGTGACGCGCAAACGGCTCAAGGGCTTGCGGAACATGCACAGGCGGACGCTGAGGCGGCACAAATAGCGGCGGCAGAGAGTGTTGTCTCTATTCAAAACCAGCTCACATTAGCAACTGGTCAGGCCATCCTTGCTGATGAAGCGGCGGACATTGCCCTTGCTGCGGCCAATTATAAGGGGACATGGGCGACGCGAACCGGCGCGGCGGTAGTTCCTTATTGTGTTTCTCATCTTGGTAAGTTTTGGATGCTGGCATCCAACCTGGCCAATGTCACCACTAAAACACCCGGTACAGCCACGGAATGGATAGACATACTATACGACGACACATGTCCCGAGCGAAGCTGCGAAAATGGTGTTGAGTATATTCAGTATCCTTTAGCAACGGGAACGATTGGATCGGGGATTGATATTTTGGCCTCCGGCCTGACCGCAGAGCGTGATTATACCCTGCCGGATATTGATACGATGCTGGCAGGGGCGGCCATAGAAACCGAGAACGCACAAGAGACTATTCCCTACGCCGTTGAAACCCATGTAGATAATGCCAAAGTGGATTATGCCACACCTGGCCTTGATACAGAGGCGGAAATCATTACCGCATTTAATACCACCAATGGCAAAATTAACAGCATTTTAGCCATACTGGAAAATGCCGGTATTATGAAAATAGCTTAATGTAAAATATAACAAAAAAGGAGAACAATATGACAATCAGAGCAGAGTTTACGGGGATGCTACCGGCAGCAATAGAAAAGTTTGAACAACTGCTATCCAGCTTCGCAGGTGCCGCCGTGGTAAAGGGTTACAATAGCGCCGCAGGGCCGGATTCCTTCTTTTACTGGGGTGCAGCTTGCCGGATGGAAGCAGGAAACATGGCAGCGTTGAAATCAGCGGCACAGGCCATCGGTATTACATGGCTATCCGATGACGGAGACATGGCCTATGCCAACGGCCTCACTATTGACGATTTTAAAACATATCGGGTCAGCGGCAACCTTGAATTAATGCCGGAAGGGGAGGTATAAATATCATGGGAAATTTCATAAGCCAGCACGTTTTTATTCCAAGGTTCACAACCGCAGACGTATCAGGAGTTACGTTTGGCGGATTTAACATTGACAAATACATCTGCTCACAGCCCAACGCAACACCGGCAGAAGGTTCGCCGGATGTGGCTCATTCCGGGGTGGCGGCAGCAGTTCCGGGGATTAGCAAGTTAAGCGTCCCCGTTTGGGATTATATTTCGTTCCCGCAGGCGATGATTGCTTGTTGTAACCGCGGCAAGGGCTGGCATTTAACATCAGCTTTTGAATGGGCAAGCATGGCATTTCTGGCCAAGAAACTTGGCACACAGCCTCATGGCGGCAACGCTAATGCCGACCCTCCGTCCGATGAAACCTACACAACTGAAATCGGCAAACTTGATAAGCATTTGCACGGTGAGAACGCCGCATATCACCGCGCACTTCCCGGATCAGGGCCCAATACCTGGGCGCACAATTTCCTGGCATCTGGCGTGTTTGATTTACAGGGGTTGGTATATCAGTGGGTTCTTCTGATGATGTCCACGAATGGATATCCTTACGTCCCGGCCAATCTTGATGTAACCTATACCGGATCACCCTATGGCCGGGGAACAATAAGCGGATCAGGCGGAGCCACACCGACACTCACCTGCGATGGCGCGGGTATAAACTGGCTTAAAGCGTGGACAGCCGATGAATTTGATATGGATTGCTGGTTATATGTTGCCGAAACGGGTGCATTTTACAAAGTAACCGACACCACGGCAACGACACTTATTTTAACCAACGGCGATGCTCCGGGCAATATCACAGCGACATTCTGTATTTTTAAACTTATCGCCACAGATATTACTACTGGGATGACTTCGGGGCATAAGATATTAACGCTACGGGACGCAGACGCAAGCTTGAAGGGATTTGCGCTACCGGCCACAGCGGACGGGACAGGTTCAGCGTCCTACGGGAATGATGTTTATTACTTTGATAAGTCTGCAGTGCGGGCGGCCGCTCGCGGCGGCTCCTTCAACTACGGTGCGTACGCGGGTGTCTTCTTTCTCGTCTTGCTCAGCGCTCCGTCCGGCGCGGGCTCCGGCACCGGGTTCCGCGCCTGCAAAGCACTATGAGATTCTGTAATCTGACTATCTGAGGCTCTGTTTTATGTCGGACATGACACAGTTGATTATTTACCAAAAGCACTATGATCTAATGGTCTATTCGTTATTAAAGGTGGAAAACAAAAAACGGGGTGCGCCCCTGGTAGGAAACGAACGGGGCGCATTATTTCTGGAAAGAACTTTTATGGCTAAAACTTATAAAAATATTTACCCGGCGATCTGCGATTTTGGTAATATACACAAGGCCTATCTGAAGGCGCGTAAAAACAAAAGGTATAACCGGGATGTGTTAGAGTTCAGCGCAAATTTGGAAGAAAATCTTATCAACATCCAAAATCATTTAATTTACAAATCATACAAGCCAGGACGTTACAAGTGTTTTACTGTTTATATTCCTAAAGAGCGAATCATTGCCGCGCTTCCATTTAAGGATCGGGTTGTTCACCACGCTCTTTGTAATATCATCGAGCCGATATTTGAACGATCCATGATTCATGACAGCTATGCTTGCAGGATAGGTCAAGGCGTTATCGCCGGAGTCAATCGTACAACCGACTATCTGCGTTCAGCCAGGTCGGAGTGGGGTAAAATCTATTGTTTGAAAGGTGATATTAAAAAATTCTTCCCGTCAATAGATCACAGTGCGCTAAAGGGCATTATTTATAAAAAAATAGCCTGCGCCGACACGTTATCCCTGATTGATACCATTATTGATAGCACAGGCACAAACGAATCTCTACCGATTGGCAACCTGACATCTCAACTCTGGGCAAATGTATATTTGAATGAACTGGATCATTTCATAAAAGATCGTCTAAAAATGAAATATTATGTGCGCTACATGGATGATTTTATAATTGTTCACCACAGCAATCAATTTCTCCAGAACATTCTTGCCGAGATATTCGGTTTCTTGAAAAATGTTTTGAAGTTAGCACTAAATAAAAAGACACAGATATTTCCGGTCGGGTCGCGCTGCGTTGATTTTCTAGGGTATAGAATCTGGCCGGATTTCAGACTTTTAAGAAAAGGCAATATCAGGCGCAATAAACGCAAATTCAAGAAGTATCAACGCGAATACAGCAGCGGCCTTATCGGTTTAAAAGACATCAGCCCCGGCATTATAAGCTGGCTGGCGCATTGCAAACACGCAGACACCTGGCATTTGAGAAATAAGGTGCTGGGAAATCTGGTGTTTACCAGGGCAGATGCGTTTGCTTAAAATAAAGGAGATTTAACATGACCATTAAAAACTTATCCATCGAAGACACAGCGGGTTTATCAGGAGAATATTGCTATATTCAGAGGGATGTTGACGGATATGTTTTGGAAAATTCCGCTGCTGGCGGTCACGTTTTGGGCGCTTTTTATTCGGAGGCGACGGTAACTGACAAAAAAATACCACTTGTAGAGAGTGGCACTCTTCCGGGTGTTTATGTTGCCAGTGAAAACAGGCTAGTCTTTGATGACGGAGCGTACACGGTGCGTTATTGCCGGGCAAGTGGTGTGATTATAGCTGTTGAATACTGGTGTGTGTGGGAAGATGCGGTGTGGGATGGCGAAACATCGGGTACAGTGGATTTAACAATCTGTAACAATGCCCTTCTTTTATTAGGGAATAACACGATTGTTTCACTGACCGATGATCTTAAGGCGGCAAGACTGTGTTCCCAGTTTTACCAGCAAGCGGTTGATGCGGTTTTGCGGGCGTACACATGGAATTGCGCCACGGTGAGATCGGCGGAGTTAGTCGCAGCCGGAACTCCATCATTTGGCTTTGGCTATGCCTATGTACTCCCTGCTTTTTGTCTTCGGGTATTGATGATCGAAGACGATGAAACAATCCCATTCAAAATTGAAAACGGTCAGCTAGTGACCGATTATTCTGCTGCCAAGATAACATATATCAAACGTGTTGCCATGAGTAAGGCAGACAGCCTTTTGGTTGAGGCAATATCTGCGCGATTAGCGGCGGCTATCGCTTTTCCTGTTACAAACTCGGCAACAGTGTCAGAGGCAATGTGGAAACTTTATAAAGACAAACTGGATGAAGCACAGACTATTGACGCATTTGAGGGGACGGCTTCGCAGTTGGCGTCAAATGATTGGATTAACTCAAGGGGGTAAGCAATGCCGAGAGTATCACCCGCAATTAGCAATTTAACCGCAGGGGAATGGTCACCACAGATGTTCGGGCAGATTGATCTTGCGTCTTACCCTAATGCCTGCCGCTTAATGCGTAATTTTGTTTGTCGTGTACACGGTGGAGCGCAGAAACGTCCGGGGACAATTTTTGTTGCGGAAGTTAAAGATAGCACACAAGAAGCCCGCTTAATACCCTTCCAGTATTCCACAGAGCAAACTTATGTTTTAGAAGTGGGCGATTCGTATATGCGTGCGATTATGGACGGAGGGCAGGTGTTAAATGGCGAGGGAGATATTTTTGAGACGGGTACACCCTATAAAACAGCTGATCTGCAATATTTACGTTTTGTGCAAGACAAAGACATTATGTATTTATTCTTGAGAAACAAACCAATTCAAAAACTGATCCGTTATGGGCACAATGATTGGGAGTGCCTTTCTGCCCCTATTAATAACGGGCCTTATCTTCCTGCCAATGACAGCAGTGTAGAAGGTGTCAATTTGGTGGCTGATTCCGATATGGAAGAAGACACTGGTTGGGCATCTGTTGGAAGCCCATTAGCGCAAGAGCGAAGTACAGAACGTTTTTTTACGGGGATTTACTCGCGTAAATTATTGTCGTCTGTGGCTACGGATGGAGTAAAGTCTGACGTTTTTACAACCGTGAGTGCAAACAGTTATAGGATAAGATTTAGGGTGTTTACGTCAACGGGGGAGTTGACCTTAAACTTCCACCCGGGGAGTGATTCCGGCACTCTGGTAACAATAGATGTTTTGACGGCGATACCATCAAATGAATGGACGGAATACGAAAGATGGTACCTGGAAACTGATGGGGGGAACGCGGCGTATATAGAGTTTTTGGGAGTTCCAATCGCCCTGTCAGCAACAAACCTAGTTGAAAATGGGACGTGTGAATTAAGATCGTTTTGGGAGCCTATTAATGTCACCCCACCCGGACAGAATCCCCCCAACCCAGCTGTAACTTACGCAAGGAGTTCAGTTCAAAAACACAGCGGCGTATATAGCGCCAAGTTTTCCTTTTTTCATGTCACAGGTTATGGATGGATGGGTATCGATACTTACGGCGGGAAGAGTAATTTATTTTATACAGAAGCGGGCAAATGGTACAAGGTATCTGCCTGGGTATATTGCGATTGCACAGATATTCTTCTTAAAATCAACGGCGGTGGGGTTGCTGATGAATATATAGTTGAAGAAACAAAGGTGGTTAAAGCAAATACTTGGGTAGAAATAACCCATACCTATAAAGAAACGGTATCCGGCGGCTTTGCACAAATTCTTATTCTTGACAGCCATTATTTCACTGATGCGGCGCCCACCAGCATATTATACGTAGATGATGTTTTTGTGCAAGAAATAACGTCCGCAATATTTATTGATAAGGTTGAGATATTTAAGGTAAATTCATTAACTATAACACCTTCTGCGGTTACGGGATTAGGCATAACACTAACAGCCAGCCGGACGTTTTTTGTTGCCGGGCATATCGGCTCATTTATACGATTGACCCACGGCGAGACGTCGGGGCACGTTATTATTCGCAGTGTCACGTCGGGAACATTGGCAATAGCAGATGTAGTTTCTACTCTTGGCGATGACACCGCAACGGCCATTTTTGCCGAAGGCGCATGGTCTCCCAAAAACGGTTATCCTTCATGCGGGGCATTCTTTGAGCAACGTCTCATGGTAGCATCATCGGAAAACGATGAGGACGCAGTTTGGGGATCAAAACCGACTGAATACGAAAACTTTACTCCGGGCGCATTAGATGCCGATCCTGTCGCCTATAAGTTGCAATCGGACATTATCCGGTGGTTGGCTCCAATGGGGCAGTTGGTTGTCGGCACTGTAAATTCAGAATATCGCCTCGGTGCACAAAGCAGCAGCGATGCCGTTACTCCCACCAACGTAAAGCTAACACAACAGAGCCGAAAGGGATCGTCCGATCTTGAGCCGGTAAATGTCGGGAATGCTATTCTTTTTGTCCAACGGCGCGGCAATAGTGAAAACTACGGCACAAAGCTCAGGGAATTATCATATAATTACGTCAATGATTCTTATGATGGAATTGATTTATCGTTATTCGCTGAACATATCAGCGGGGATGGCTTTAAACGAATTGTCTTCATGTCGTCCCCTTTTCCTGTTTTATGGGCGGTAACGGGGGATGGTAAACTTGTCGGCATGACTTACGAAAGAGAGCAGAAGGTCATTGGCTGGCATTATCACCCGATGGACGGATTAGTTGAAGACGCTTGCGTGATCCCAGGAGACAACCAGGATGATCTTTATTTGATAGTCAACAGGACTATTGATGGTGTGACTAAGCGATACATTGAGGTCCTGGCTAATTTTAATTATGGCACTGATCTGGAAGACGCTTATTTTGTTGATTGTGGTTTGTCTTACGATGGCGTTCCGGTTGCTAGTGTATCAGGGTTGGATCATCTTGAAGGCGAAACGGTTGCTATTTTGGCGGACGGTATTGTGCAAGCCCAAAAGGTAGTCTCGGGAGGGTCAATTACTTTGGATGCTGCCGCTTCGGTGATCCATGTCGGACTGCCCTATATCAGCGAACTTGAACCGCTGGACTTACAGGGCGGATCAATCGAAGGAACCAGTCAGGGGAAAATCAAACGCATTCACGGCTTATCGTTATATCTTCATAACTCTATGGGCGGAGAGATCGGGCAGGACGAAGACACAACCGAGAGAATATTTTACAAAGAA